AATAGAACAAAGCACGATGCTTCGATAAGCTCAGGTTTAGCTATTATGGCTTGTAATAAAAATAGGTATACACCTGTTAACAAAAGACAAACAAAATCTGTAGCTTTAGGTATTAAAAGATATGATAACACGGGTTATAATTCAAAAATAAAATAGATGATAAATACTAATTACAATAGTTCTTTTCCAGATCAGGTTGTGCCAGACGTTGAAAAAGCTTCTTATGAGTATGGTCTACAAGTAGGTAGAGCCATAGAGTCTGAGTGGTTTAGAAACGATAGAGGTTGGCAAGATAGATTTAACACGAACTATAATAATTTTCATAGACTAAGACTATATGCTAGAGGAGAACAATCTATTCAAAAGTACAAAGACGAATTATCTATTAATGGCGACTTATCTTATTTAAACTTAGACTGGAAACCCGTACCAGTTATACCTAAGTTTGTAGATATTGTTGTAAATGGTATGTCTCAAAGATCTTATGATATAAAAGCTTATGCTCAAGATCCTGAGTCTATAATGAAAAGAACTGCTTATGCTGAAGCTCTACAGAGAGACATGATGCAGAAAGATCTTATTAACCAAATACAACAAATGACAGGTCTTGATGTTTCTAAATCACAAGGTAAAGGTTTAGAGATGGAAAGCGAAGAAGATTTACAGCTTCATATGCAAATGGATTATAAAGAATCTATTGAAGTAGCTGAAGAAGAAGTTATTAATAATGTATTAGCTAAAAACAAATATGATTTAACTAGAAGAAGATTAAATCAAGATTTAACTATATTAGGTATTGCAGCTACTAAAACTTGTTTTAACAGGTCAGAAGGCGTTACAGTTGATTATGTAGATCCAGCAAGTTTAGTTTATTCATATACTGAAGACCCTAACTTTGAAGATTTATATTATGTAGGTGAAGTAAAACCTATTAGTTTATCAGAACTTAAAAAGCAGTTTCCTGAATTAACACCTAGTGACTTAGAAGAAATACAAAAGTATCCAGGTAATCAAAACTATACTAGAAACTGGAGTGGTCGTTATGATGATGATACGGTACAAGTATTATACTTTGAATACAAAACTTTTACTAACCAAGTATTTAAAATAAAGCAAACTGCATCAGGACTTGAAAAAGCATTAGAAAAACAAGATACATTTATAGAAGCACCAGATGGTGATAACTTTAAAAAAGCATATAGATCAATTGAAGTATTATATTCAGGAGCTAAAATACTAGGGCACGAAAAAATGCTAAGATGGCAAATGGCTGAAAATATGACAAGACCATTCGCTGACACTGTTAAAGTTAATATGAACTATAACATCGTAGCTCCTAGATTATATAAAGGCCGTATAGAATCAATTGTAAGCAGAATAACTGGTTTTGCTGATATGATACAACTAACGCATTTAAAACTGCAACAGGTTATGTCTAGAATAGTACCTGATGGTGTTTATATGGACATAGATGGTTTAGCAGAAGTAGATTTAGGTAATGGTACTAATTATAATCCAGCAGAAGCATTAAATATGTATTTCCAGACTGGTAGTATAGTTGGTAGATCAATGACTCAAGACGGCGGTATGAACCCAGGTAAAGTTCCAATACAAGAACTTGCTACATCAAATGGTATGGGTAAAATACAATCATTGATACAGACTTATGAGTATTATCTTAAAATGATTAGAGATGTGACCGGACTTAATGAAGCTAGAGATGGTACACTGCCTGACAAGCAATCATTAGTTGGTTTACAAAAGTTAGCTGCCGCTAATTCAAATGTAGCAACTAGACACGTATTGCAAGCTAGTTTATATTTAACTCTTAGAACTTGTGAAAATATATCGTTAAGAGTAGCCGATGCTTTAATGTTTCCAATGACTAAACAGTCTTTAATGTCTAGTATATCTAGGTACAACGTAGGAACATTAGAAGAGTTATCTAAATTAAATATGCATGATTTTGGTATATTCTTAGAATTAGAACCAGATGAAGAGCAAAAACAAATACTAGAACAAAATATTCAAATAGCTTTACAAGCTGGACAAATAGACCTTGAAGATGCTATTGACATTAGAGAAGTTGCTAATTTAAAGTTAGCTAATCAAATGTTAAAGAAACGTAGAAAAGATAAAGCAGCTAGAGACCAACAAGCACAACAAGCTAATATGCAAGCTCAAGCACAATCTAATGCACAATTAGCAGAGCAAACAGCTATGGCAGAAGCTCAGAAACAACAGATATTAACTGAGCAAAAGATGCAACTTGAAAAAGCTAAGAGTGATTTTGAAGTACAAAAGATGGAGAGAGAAGCACAGATTAAACAACAGTTAATGGAACTAGAGTTTAATTACAACATGCAACTAACTCAAGCTCAAGGTCAAAGTAGAAAACAACAAGAAGAATTTAAAGAAGATCGTAAAGACGAACGAACTAAAATACAAGCAACGCAACAATCTGAGTTAATAGATCAAAGAAAAAATGATTTATTACCGAAGAACTTTGAATCCGCAGGTAATGATACTATGGGTGGATTTGGCTTAGAGCAGTTTGGCCCTAAGTAATTTTTAATAACTATTATATTATATTATGTCAGAAGAAGTAAAAGAGGAAGGTTCTTTTAAAATAAAAAAGAAACCAGGTAGACCTAAGAAACTTACCAAAAAAGGAGAAACAATAAAAGTAGATTTATCTAAAAAAGAAGAAAAAGTAGAAGATGCCGTTCAAGAGCAAACAACAGATGAAGTACTTGTTCGCAACGAACCCAAAGCTAGCGAAGAAGTTTCTAAAGAAAACATCGAAGAAACAACTGAAAAACCTACCGAAGAAGAAAAAGTAATTCCAATACAAGAAATTACTGAAGAGCCTAAGGTAGAAGAAACTAAAGAGCCAGTTATGGAAACTGCTCCAGAGCCTGCTAAACCAGAAATTAACTTACCTGAAAATGTAGAAAAGTTAGTTAAGTTTATGGAAGAAACAGGTGGTACAGTTGAAGACTACGTTAGATTAAATGCTGATTACAGCAGTGTAGATGACAATACTTTAATTAGAGAATACTACAAACAGACTAAACCACACTTAGACATGGAAGAGGTTAACTTCTTATTAGAAGATAACTTTTCATTTGACGAAGACGTGGATGAAGAGCGAGATATAAAGAAAAAGAAACTTGCCTTCAAAGAAGAAATTGCTAAAGCCCGTAAATTTTTAGAGGACACTAAGAGTAAATACTACGACGAAATCAAGTTGAGACCCGGCGTAACTCAAGACCAACAGAAAGCTACTGACTTTTTCAATAGATACAACGAAGAACAGAAAATACAAAAAAACCAACACGATACATTTAAATCTAACACTAAAAACTTTTTTAACCAAGAATTCAAAGGTTTTGACTTCAATATTGGAGAAAAGAAGTTTAGATATGGAGTTAGTGATAAAGAAAGTGTTGCAAGTAATCAATCTGATCTTACCAACCTAATCGGGAAGTTCTTAGATAATAAGGGTGAAGTAAAAGACTATAAAGGTTACCATAAGGCTATTTTCGCGGCACAAAATGCTGATACTATCGCTAATCATTTTTATGAGCAAGGCAAGGCCGATGCTGTTAAAGATGTGATGGCTAAGTCTAAAAATATAAATAATGAACCAAGGACTACGTCTACTGGTGATGTTTACATTAATGGATTAAAAGTAAAAGCAATAAGCGGTGTTGATAGTTCTAAGTTAAAATTAAGAATAAAAAATAAAAACAATTAAAATTTAGAAAAATGGCGTTTGATTCAACATTAAACAATGCGTTTCCTCCAAGTTTAATTCCTCACCAAAAGAAAATGACGTTACCGTCAAATTACCTTTCTTTCAATGGTGGTGGAGCTGGTGACACGGATACGTTTGCACAACAATATCTACCTGAGCTTTATGAAGCTGAAGTAGAAAGATACGGAAACCGAACTATTGGTGGTTTCTTGAGAATGGTAGGAGCTGAAATGCCTATGAGTTCTGATCAAGTGATTTGGTCTGAACAAAATAGACTTCACATTTCTTATGACTCTTGCGTAGTACAAGCAGGTGGCCTTACTATGAAAGTTAGAGTTGAAGCTGGTAAAGAATGTGTTATCAGAAAAGACCAAACTATAGTAATTTCTGACGGTATTAATACTGTTAAAGCTTTAGTAACATTAGACCCCGGAGCTAGAGACGGAAACAATGATTGCTTAGTAACTGTTCAAACTTACCAAGTAGCAACAATTATTGCTGGTAATATTGCTCAAGGAGCAGCTGCTAAAGTTTTTGTATATGGTTCTGAGTTTAAAAAAGGAACTGAAGGAATGACTGGTTCTGTAGAGCCTGATTTCACTCAATTTAGCAATAAGCCAATTATTTTAAAAGATCATTTTGAAATTAACGGTTCTGATGCTGCTCAAATTGGTTGGGTTGAAGTTGCTACTGAAGATGGCACATCTGGATACTTATGGTATTTAAAAGCTCAATCTGAAACAAGGTTAAGATTTGAAGACTATATGGAAATGTCAATGGTTGAAGCTGAGAAAAAAGGTGCTAATGGTACTGTTGGTCTACCTGTAGACGGAACTGAGGGTTTATTTGCAGCTATTGAAGCTAGAGGAAACGTTTATAACGATTTCGCTGGTGCTGCTGCTCCTGGATCTGGTGCTTTAGGTGATTTTGATACTATATTAAAACAATTAGATACCCAAGGCGCTATTGAAGAAAACATGTTATTCTTATCTAGAGCTACTGCTCTTGATTTTGATGATATGATCGCTGCTATGAATGGTGGTTATGCTTCAACTGGTGCTGCTTCTTACGGTTTATTTAATAACGAAGAAGATATGGCACTTAACTTTGGATTTTCTGGTTTTAGAAGAGGTTCTTATGACTTTTACAAAACTGATTGGAAATATCTAAATGATTTTGCTACAAGAGGTATGATTGGTGATATTGATGGTGTTTTAGTTCCTGCTGGAACTTCAACTGTTTATGATCAGTCTTTAGGATCTAACATTAGAAGACCTTTCTTACACGTAAGATATAGAGCTTCTGAAGCAGACGATAGAAGAATGAAGTCTTGGATTACTGGCTCTGTCGGTGGTGCTTACACATCTTCTTTAGATGCAATGCAAGTACATTTCCTATCTGAAAGATGTCTTTGTGTACAAGGTGC